CAGCTGAAGATTGGCAAGTAGAAGTACCAAAACATTTTCATAGTCAAAATGTATCTTTCTTTAATCCAAGACGCGATGATTGGGATTCATCTTGGTCACAGGAGCAATCAAATCCAGAGTTTAACTATCAAGTAAACTGGGAAATGAATCGCCTGAATGAATCAGACATAATCTTTATGTACTTTTCACCAGAAACAAAAAGTCCGATTTCTTTGCTTGAACTTGGCTTACATGCAGCAAATGACCGAATGATTGTTTGCTGTCCTGATGGATTCTGGAGAAAAGGTAATGTTGAGATAGTATGTTCACGATATGATATTCCAATGTTTAATACATTGAAAGAAGCAATAGGTGCTTTACAAACCAAAGTTTACCAAATATCATCATTTGAAAAGAATTGTTAATATCTTTTGAAAAATAATTACATAAAAGTTTGCATTAGTCAAATACTTTGGTTAAATTTACACTATAATTAAAAAATACGACATGAATCCTCTATTTTTAACTGACGGCTACAAAACAGGCCACCACCAGCAGTACCCAAAAGGGACTACACGAGTTTACTCAAACTTTACTCCACGATCAAACAAGTACGCTCCTAAAGGGTGCGACAAAGTTGTTAGCTTTGGACAACAAATGGTCATGAAGCAAATTCACGAAACTTTTCAACGCGATTTCTTTAATCGTCCAAAAGACGAAGTTTGCCAAGAGATGAAAGAAGAACTTTCAATGTATCTTGGTACTGACTATGATGTAGCTCACTTTGAAGCTCTACACGATTTAGGTTATTTACCTATCATTGTTAAAGCACTTCCAGAAGGTACACTGGTTCCTATTAAGGTTCCTGTTCTAACTATTTACAATACACACCCAGACTTTTACTGGTTGACAAATTACTTGGAGACTATCCTGTCTAACTTACTTTGGAAACCGATGACATCGGCAACGATCGCTCATCAGTATCGCAAAGTTCTAACTAAGTGGATGGAAAAAACCGATCCTGCAAATGCTTGGTTCATTGATTGGCAAGGTCACGACTTCTCAATGAGAGGTATGGATTCTGCTGAAGCGGTTATCTCATCTGGCTTAGGTCACCTTACATCTTTCTCAGGTACTGACTCATTACCTGCAATCTTCGGTGCCCGTAAGTTCTATGGTGCTGAAGGATTCGTTGCTGGGTCCGTTCCTGCAACAGAACACTCTGTAATGTGTGCCGGCGGTAAAGAAGATGAAGAATCTACATTCCGCCGCTTACTGGAAACATATCCTAAAGGTATTCTTTCCGTGGTTTCCGATACATGGGACTTGTGGAGAGTATGTACTGAACACGTAGTTGCTTTGAAAGAAGAAATCTTAGCTCGTGATGGTAAATTGGTTATTCGCCCTGACTCTGGAGATCCAGTTGATATTCTTTGTGGTATTCCTGATGCTATAGCATTAACTAAAGATAAACTACAATACAGAACATTGACTGGAGATATATCTTGGAAAGAACAAAAAGGTGTTATTGAATTGCTTTGGGATGTATTCGGTGGAACAGTTAATGAACAAGGTTACAAAGTATTGGATCCACATATCGGAGCAATCTATGGTGATTCAATTACAATTGATCGCGCTGATGAAATCTGCCGCCGTCTTGAAGCAAAAGGATTCGCATCAACAAACGTGGTACTTGGTATCGGATCATTTACATACCAATACAATACACGTGATACTTTTGGATTCGCGATGAAAGCTACATACTGCGAGATTAATGGAGAAGGCCAGGAAATCTTTAAAGATCCAATCACCGACGATGGGACTAAGAAATCAGCAACCGGCCTATTAAGTGTTCATAGCCATGATGGTGAATACGTTTTAATTGACCACTGTACCTGGGAAGGTGAAAAAATAGGATCTCTTCAAGCGATCTACATGAATGGAGAGTTCCATAATACTGTTACATTGGCTGAGATTCGCGAAACTTTAAAAACGAATATCTAAATGGAGATTAAAGATAAAATATCATACGTAGGCGGTCTGTTAGATACAGCCGCTTACGTTCCTATGAAAGCGCCAGCAGGAACCGTTTCATATCTCGATGTTGAAAGTAAAGGAAAGACTGAGAAAATTCTTCCGGGTGAACTTCCTATGGAAGTTATTTCTTTAGGTGTTAAAACAAAAGTGGTAGAAGCGGAAACTTATGTTTGCTCAGCAAAGATACCGCAAGAACTTTTTGTGGATATGTCAGCCTTGCATGGTATAAACCCTCTTGCTGAAACTGAAAGAGTTCTCTATAATGAAATGAATGCTGAAATTCAACTACGTTTATACAATATGTATAAGAAACTTGGTGAATCTTCAGCAGCTTCTCAAAAATCTGGTTGGACTAAATGGGTTGAAAAACTTTTTAAGACTTCGTTTCCTACATATACACTTAGCCTTACAACGCATATCGCAAAACGTGCCAATCAAATTGCTCATAAGACACGAAGAGGCCCAGCAAACTTTGCAATCGTAAATCATGCTATGCTAATGGAACTTGAAAAGTCTAATTCTTTTGAATTTGCTGACATCTCTGTCTCACAATCAAATCAGGGGTTTGATAGAGTAGGTTACATATCAGGAATTGTGATCTATGTGAATCGTTACCAAAGTGTTTTTGATAACACAATAATTATAGGTCGAATGACTAACGCAAAAACACATGATCCTGGAATTTACTTTTGTGAATACACAAACGAATTCATTTCAGTAGAAGATCCGATTACGCGGGAAACAAAAGTTCAGCTAAGATCAAGACACGCATGTGTTGAAGTAGGAAAAAATGTTTCAGACAGTTACATTACCGAAAACATACTTATAGGAAAAGAACCTTGGTGGAAAAAATTATTTAGAATATGATGGACTTATTTGACATGATGGATCAAGCCATTGCTAATGATCTTGGGATTAACGTAGAAGAATACGTTAATCGAGTTGAATGGCTTTTAGAAAAAGATTTTGAAAAAGGAAAAGAACTTATCGATGGAATCTTTGAAGAAAGTAAAGAAGCTCGTAAAGAATTTTTGAAAGTAACGCAAAACTATAATGACGGACAATCTTAAACTCATAACCGAAGAGTACGAAAACCTAAAAGGTCAACATGTCATCAGCAGTGATAAAGTATATCGCTTGATAGGAATAGGTGATGATGGTGACGATTGGTACTATGCTCTTTATGATGGACGAGAAGTTACTCTTGCATCTTGTGTAGGATCAGTTGTTCCTCTTAAAGGCTACATCTTGGACAAGCACTATAATGAAATGATAAGAATTGCAAAGATGAATGATTTTGATCAACCTGGCTTGTGGATGAATAAGAATCCAGAAGAAATGAAAGTCTTTAATGAAGAACATAAAAAAGAAGTAACCTCTTGGAGCTGTACTAAGTTGATCTTAGGACCTTGTTGGGATCTCAACTAATTGTTAATAACTTTTGAAAAAAAGTTGCATAAAAATTTGCATGGTAAGTTTCTATTGGTTAATTTTACAATATCAAATTAATTAATCAATTATGAATTACTCAGAAATCATTACGGCACTTGGAAGTTCAATGAACTCTTTATCGGACAGCGATTTACGCTCAATCAATGCTATGCTTGTAGAAGAAATCAATCATCGCGTTAAACGTAATCGCAACATGATTAAAAGTACAATGAGTATTGGCTCAAAGGTACTTGTCAAAGATCCACGCTGTGCTGGTAAAACTTATACAATCGAAAAGTTCTCTGCTAAATCAGCTGTTCTTGTCGAGGATGGTTCAACTCAAACTCATCCGCTTTACGGAAACCAAATTGCAAAACGCATTCGTGCATCAATCACTTTATTAGAACTTGCATAATGAAAGAAATTTTAGACGGACTTGTTGAAGAAGGATGGTTAATATCACAAGTACATCCAACGCTAGATCTTACCATCTACAATTATTCACAAAAGACTCAGTACGAATCAAATTGGAATGAATGGACTTTATTGTGCCGTGGTCTTGTTGTGAACTCAAAAGGTGAGATCGTAGCCCGTCCGTTTAATAAGTTCTTTAATTGGGAAGAAGTTTCCGATAAAGTTCCAACCAATGAATCATACGAGATTTACGAAAAAATGGACGGTTCTTTAGGTATCTTCTTTTGGTACGACGGTCAACCAGTGTTTGCATCACGTGGTTCGTTTACATCTGACCAAGCTCGAAAGGGTTGGGAAATGCTACGCTGTAAACCGTATGAAGACGCCAACCCAAACTATACATATCTTTTTGAGATCATATATCCAGAGAACCGTATTGTTCTTGACTATGGTTCAGAAGAAAAATTAGTACTTCTTGGAGCAATCCATACCCAAAGCGGTGTAGAAATGCATCGCGAGATTATGGAAAACCATCTAAAGGATTCATTTGAACTCGTAAAGGTATACCATTTAACAAATGGTTGGGAGTCTCTAAAGTCATTAAATGAGCCTAATAAGGAAGGTTTTGTAATCAAATTTGAGAACGGATTCCGTATGAAAATCAAGTTTGAAGAATATGTTCGCTTGCACCGTATCATAACTCAAGTATCAAACATCGATATCTGGGAACGTTTAATGAAAGGTGAACCGCTAGATGAATTGCTTGAAAAAGTTCCAGACGAATTCTTTGACTGGGTTCGTAAAACAATTAAAGAATTAGTATCAACATATTCTTTTTTGGAAAACGAATACAAATGGATCTTTAAGATTGTGAATCGTTCTGCAAAAGATAGAAAACATTTTGCTGAAATGGCTCTTAGGTATAAACACCCAAGTTTGCTATTTAGTATGTACGATGGCAAAGACTATTCGCAAGCAATTTGGAAATTGGTTCGACCTACTTGGTCAAAACCTTTTGCCAACGCAGAAAACTAATTTAACCTTAGTGTATAAAAATAACATACGGGGGGTAAACCACGGGGCGTGTAGGAGAACGCAACCGATCATAAGGGAGAGAGCAGGTTCGAGTCCTGTCGTGGTTTCTAAATTTAACTATCATGGGAACTAACTTTTATCGCATTCCGACTGCCGTTGAAATGGAGAATAGGAAAAACCGCTTGCAGTCTCA